CACGTCTGTAAGATCTAATCTCTTGATTGCCCAGTTGATGTAGTTTGTTCTTTCTTCCTGGGCTCTTGCAAAGGCCTTACTGCCTTTCTTCTTTCGATTCATTTTCTGCATGATCGAAGCAAGATCATGCCCGTGAATATCTTTTCCTGTTACTTGCCCGTCTGATAAAGAAAGGCAAGTTGTTGCACCTTGATCTCCGCCAATAATCTTTGTTCCAAATGATGCTGGGATTTTCTTTTCCCAGCAAGAGCAGATTTGATCGATTCCAATATGCCAGGAAGTTTTTAGATCGAATCCAGCATTTCGAAACTTATTACTGTTCTTGGTAAATCGTATTGGGATATAAATATGCCCATAATCTTTTCCAAGGCAGAATAGTTTTAGGAATCCATCGAAACTATTTTTATACGGAATGAATTCGCAGCAGTTACTATCTAGATTTGCCCATATTGAGTTTTTCTTATTAGTGGATTTGATGAGTGGGTGTGAATCGATTTTTGATTGCAACTTTCTTACGCCTTCTATATCACCAGATCGCTGAAGTTTTTTAAGAATGTACAACTGTGCATATCTCTTAGAAATCGCGCTAGAAATAATGCCCAATGCTTCATCAGAAATCGATTTTACTGCACGAGCAGATAGATTAGTCTTTATTGGAATAGCCTTATGCGAAATATATTTGGGACAGTTCAACTGGTTGTGCTGAATATCTAACACCGAAGTTCGATTGCCCCAAATAATTCTAGTATTCCAAAGATAATCCACAAGTTCCCATTTTACGCGTGTATATTCCTGCAAGAAATTTCGTAGCATTTCTTGCTTTCCTACATTTGCGAATTTTGTTGAATGGGAACTTGATCTAATCATCATATATTTACTCTTCAGTATTCCTCGTCTTCATCCAATGGTTCATCATCTAGAATAACCTTATAGGCATCTGCAAGATCACTATCTAGATCTGTTATGGCCCGAAGTTCGTCCTTATCTAGAATCGATTCAAGATAGGTAACGAGTTGTTCAGCAGCCGATACATGATCACGCCGGGGGATATACTCAACGAGTAACTGCCAGCATTCTGTAATCAGTTCTGGAGTTTCTTTTGTCATTATTCTCCTTCTAAGGTAGTCGAATCTTCATCAGATAGATCAACACGGTCTTCTGTTGGATCTTCAACAGGAACTGGAAGCCGATCTTGATCAAACTCCTTCATGATAAGATCAAGGATCCCATCGGTATTCTTGAGATACTCCTTACGGTAATACTTCTTCTGGGCTCCGGCAATATCGGTATAGATGTATCTATTGCCTTCCTTCACAAGCAGACCTTGCTTCTCGAAAAGATCGAATAGTCCTGAATAGGGATCTATACCGCCTTCCCATGGGATACGAACCTCAACTGATTCGAAAGGCTTGTTATACCGTGTCTTTACAACCTTACACTTCGCTCGAATACCCAAGACATCAGAGCCTTTTACACCGTCTTCATCTTCCTTCATCTTTAGAGGAGTCATGGAGATAACCATACTGGCAGCGAAGAGCGGACCACTGTTATGGCTAATAATTCCATTTTCCAATATGTAATGATGCGCGTTTTCTACCTGCATATCATATACTGGATTGACACCGATACTTTTTTTAGACGTTATTTTTACAGGTAACAGCATGTAGAATTTTCTCCTTTATAACATCGAACATTTCATGCCAATCACTTTCCCAGACAATCAGCACAGTAAACTCCCTCAACCGTTCTATTGCCGCAATTCGCTGACGATCACTTTCCCAAATAACACTTGCCGTAACACCCGATTGCTTATGGAAAAAATCTGCATTGTATTTTTTAGGATTGCAATGCCAGTAATCACCGTAGAATTCAACGCATATTTTCAAGTCAGGTATAACGAAATCGCACAAATAATATTTGTCACCATTTCGAATACCATATTCTTTATTACCCCCACCAGCATAATAAATCTTATAACCATCTGGAACATACTTACAAAGTTGCGCGAAAAAATCATTTGCCACTTTTGAATATGCCCGATTATTATACTTTTTCGACCAAAGATGCTCGCCTTCTTGCTTGCCATATTTTTGAACGAAACTATCTACAGAATTTACAATCTTCATCCGATTGCAGAACTCAGTATACTTTATCATACCTAAGTCTTCACCATATCTTCCAATAAATGATTCCAATGATACAGTATTACTATTCTTCTTGCATAATGCAACTGCCTCTTCTTCATTCAACCCATATCGAGCCATCCAGAATTTTGGACTGAATCCTGACATTGTTTGCAGTTCTTCATGCGTATATTTCTCTTCTTTCTTTTTCTCATTTTGAAGTTGCCATTCGCTAATCTGCTTACTGGCTGATTCTTCTGAGTACCCTTGTGCAATCCAATATTCTGCACATCTGGGAGAAACATGGCGTTGACATTGCGTTACTTGAGTATTTGCGTCTTCTTCTGAATAACCACGTCTTATCCAATATTCTGGACGCCGGATTGTGCTCTTTTTAGAGTTCTCATGAATGATATTTTTAGCTTCATCTACTGAGTATCCTTTCGCTATCCAATATTCAACGCACTTATGGGTGATACGTTTTGGTTTTTTCTCCTTCCGTTTATCTTTGCATTCTATCGAACAAACATACGTTGACGGCATAATGCTATCTTTTTTGAACATTGGGATCCCACACACAACACAGTTATTCCGTTCAATATATTTTGGTTTCGGTAAACTCTGCTTTCGTATGGCATTGCATTCTTCCGAACAAACATATACCCCAGTCATAACGCTATCTTTCTTGAATAGTGGGGTTTTACAAATAACACAACAGTGCTTTGGTCCCATAATCTTATCCACCTCATATGTATTTATCATATTATGTGAGGTGGATAAGGGCTATGCGGAAAATATTTCATCGTCAACGGATAAATCGGCAACTTTCTTCCAAATAAATCCATCTTCATTTTTTACTAAGAATCGGTGTTCTCCGGTGGCTTGAATAATATCGCCAGTTGCCATCTGAAGTTCGAACACTTCTTTATCTAAATAAGAATATGTCTGAACCACATTGTTGACACCTTCCAGCGTCTGAACACAATCGCCAACTTTCATATCTTCAATAGGCTTACTCGAACCATCAGATAACACAATCTTATGTCCGGCTGTTAGACATCCACCTGAGATGATATCGTCGGTGTACTTGTCTTGCGAGGAGTAGATATGATTGGTGCATACAAGGCCAATATCCAAATCACCGAACATGTTGACGGTGTTTGTGATGAGAGCCTTCAACTGTTTCGCCTTGATGCCAAGATCACCTTTAAGATCACCTGCAGCCATCTGGTCAACCATTGTAGGTGTAAGAAGCATACCCAATGAATCAACGACAAATAGAATCTTAGGCCGCTCATCTTCTGGGATATTGCGATACTCTTTAACGAAATCACTGATCATCTTAGCGACATCGTTGATCATTGCCATATTCAGTTTCAGGAGTTTTTCTTCACTTGTATCTACGCCCAATGCCTGTAACCAGGTTTCATCGAGAGCATTCTCACTATCTATCAGAATGCAATAGATACCTTGTGATTGGGCATTCTTGATAAGATTTCCAGATACAACAAGGCTCTTACCTGCTCCTGGCGCGCCTGCAAAGATAGAAACCTTTCCCAGTGGAATACCTACATCGAATCTACCTGAGATAAGATAGTTCAGACAGTAGTTACCTGTAGATATCCAAATCTTAGGATCTCTAAATCCAATACTCATCCCTGGGATACTTTTTGCGATTCCTTTTCGGAACTTACTTATATCGAACTGCTTTCCGGCCATATTCAGTTCTCCTATATGCTAATGAAGGGTGGGCCGATAAGATTCATTATCGGCCCAATGGATCTATAGAATGGATTACTTCGACTGCTGTCTTGCGCGGATGCCTGCCAGAATCTCAGCCGAAGTCAACTTGTGCTTTTCAGGGGCTGGTTCTACTGGCGTTTCAGTTGCAACAGGTTCTGCCACTGTAGTTTCAGGTTCTGCTGCAGGCTTAGTAACTGGCGTTGCAACAGGAGTAGAACGGGTTGTGGTCTTATCCTCGTCAATCTTCACGCCGGCAGGACGATAGAACTGACCCCAACGTGAGATATCATATTCTTCACCGTCAACCGATGCTTCGAACATCTCCTTGATGATCTCCAACTCGTGTTCGGTGGGCTTCTTTCCAAGTAACTCAGAAAGGTTGACCAACTTATACTTCTCAATGGCATCTAGTTCGGCTTGAGTCAGCGCCGATTCACGCCGGGCATAAGAGCTTGTACCGTAATCTGCATACTGACCTTTCTGCGTCTTCGTGATTCGAAAATCTGTTCCGTGATCATCGTCGCATGGGATATTTTCCATTTCCACATCCATCAAGCCGGCCTTGGCCAGATTGAAGAGCTGCTTGTTAAGATGGAACCGACGGATTGGATTCTCAGGTGCTTTGTCTTCTGGAACGGCGTTATCCCGAACAAAGCCCTGGAAGATATAGACTGGCTTCTTCCAATACTTGTTCGCTTGCTCTGTCAGACTTGGGTCCTTGTACCATGCACGAACCTGAGCTAGAATAGGACAGCCTTGTGGATATGCTGCCTTACCAAACATCTCAACGCATGGAACAGAAACGGTTACTGGCTTAGACTCACCGCCCTTGATACCGTTGAAGGGAAGTCGAATCTGCTGCTTCTCAACCCAGAAAAAGGTGTTGGTTGGATCGCCATCCCGAAGAAAGCGAATGACAGAGGTACTATCGTTCTTTGCATTCCAGAACGGGAAAATAGTGTTATCGTTTGTAAAGGTTTTGTTTTCGGCTGCGGCAAGACGTGCCCGGATTTCTGCTAGTGTATTACCCATGATATTTCTCCTTGTTATCCATGTTCCATGTTATTTCTATTGCTTCCATGTTGCTATAGATATGAGTGAGTTATTGTCTACTCACTAACTATAGCGAAGTATTTAGCCTATGTCAAGAAAAATCGTACTTTTATTTTCTAGAATCTATGATGTCCAAGATAAGATTCTGAATATGTTGCATCGCTATCTCACGACTTGGATAGGCAGTATGGGTGATGTAATGATCGAGATAGGTCAGTTTCTTTCTTAAGGATAACTGATCTTTGCCGGCACCATCTATCATCGTTCGCAGACGTGGGAATTCGCCTTTCCAATAGAGTTGGAAATCATCAATGGATCCCATGGACAGGCCCTGGGGTATAACTGATATCGGACAACTCATCTTCGTCAGAATCTTCATCTGGTCCTGACACAAGAGATAATGGACTAGCCTTTCCACTTGTATCCTTCTGCTGCTGTATCTCCTTGTTTGTATGGAAGGCATAAGGTGGATGAAGGTTTGGCTTCGAAAATGGACTTGCACAACCGGCACTAACTGGAGTATCTGCCTCCATAAGATTGGACTCGTTTATCGATTCAGCCCATCTTGCAAACTCACCTTCTTCTGTTGTCTTGGACTTATTGCGATAGGCTCTCATGACATATGGAAGGCCTACCTTGAGTTTTTCATCGAGGGTATCTTGACCGAAGAGATCTAAATCTTCATCGGCATCGAACTCACCAAGGTGGCCATCTAGTAAGGGCTTGTTAAGATCATATCCACCTTGACTACTCAGACTTCCAAGCTGTTTCTTTATCTCTTGAACCCGTTCTTTAGCCGATTC